CCAGTAAATGCAGGTGGTGGTGCAAGTGCAAAAACTACGCATGGCACTCCTGTTAAATTAGGTGGCGATGCAAATGAAAAAGGTGGAACTGTAGCGGCCCCAAAAGATATGGGAAATCCGAAACAAGAAGCTAAATTATCAGCAGTTGCAAAACCAAAAGCTGGTGTAAGCGATAATACAAAATCACCAGTTGCGGCAAAGTAAGGAACTGGAATTAGGAGATCGTTAATATGGTAAAACCATTATTAGAAAGTTTAACTTTTGACCAAGCTAAAATGCAAATTTTACATGAAGGCGAAGGTGAAAAGAAAGACTTGAAGTTGAAAGGTGTATTCATTCAAGGCGGAGTGAAGAATCAGAATCAACGTGTTTATCCACTAGAAGAAATAAAAAAAGCGGTTTCTTCAGTAGATGAAAGATTGAAGTCTGGATATTCTGTTTTGGGTGAAGCCGATCATCCTGAAGAATTAACAGTAAATTTGGATCGTGTTTCACATATGGTAGAAAATATGTGGATGGAAGATGCAGATGGAATTGGTAAACTTAAAATTTTACCAACCCCAATGGGGAATATTGTTAAAACACTTTTGGAAAGTGGAGCAAAACTAGGAGTTAGTTCACGTGGCACAGGTAACGTTAATGAATCAGGCAATGTGTCTGATTTTGAAATTGTTACAGTTGACATTGTAGCTCAACCCTCGGCTCCAGATGCTTATCCAAAAGCAATATACGAAGGTCTTATGAACATGAAAGGCGGAAGACGAATTTATGGTCTTGGTGCTGATTCAGTATATGATCGTAGGGCTGAACATTATCTTAAAGATGAGATAATGAAATTAATAAACGAGCTGAAGTTATAGGAGAAAGACTCATGGCAGATATTTTTAGCGGTATTCTTGAAGCAGATAGTATTTCTGAAGAACTTAGAAATCAGATTCAAGAAACGTGGAAATCTAAATTAGATGAAGCCAGAGAAGAAATCACAGCCGAACTTCGCGATGAATTTGCTCAACGTTACGAGAGTGACAAAGGGCAAATAGTTGAAGCAATGGATAAAATGCTAACTGACAGACTTGTAGCTGAAATGGAAGAGTTCAAGACTGACAAACAAGCATTGGCTACAGAACGAGTTAACTACAAAACAAATGTTTCGAAACATTTATCACTTGTAGACAAATTTGTTGCTGAGCACCTTGCTAAAGAAGTGAAGGAATTACACGCTGACAGAAATGATTTAAAAGGCAATTTTGCAAAATTAGAAAACTTTGTTGTTAAACAATTAGCAAAAGAGTTGACAGAATTTGAAAATGACAAACGTGCAGTTGTAGAACAAAAAGTTAAATTGGTATCAGAAGGCAAGAAACTTATTGCTGATGCTAAAAAACGTTTTGTTACTAAAGCCGCTGGTGTTGTTGAAAAAGCTGTTGAAAAATCACTTACTAACGAATTATCACAACTTAAAAATGATATTAATGTTGCTAAACAAAACAACTTTGGTAGAAAAGTATTTGATGCATTCGCAGGCGAGTATATGTCTTCTCATCTAGCTGAAGGTACTGAGGTTAGGAAACTTCAAAAAGAATTAGAATCTGTTAAAACAACTAACGTTGAAACAGAATCTAAAATTAAAGAAAAAGACGCAAAGATCGAAGCAACTCAAACTAAATTAAGAATTGCTGAAGATAAAGCGATTCGTGAAAAAGCTCTTACAGAGTTAACGAATCCTTTAGCTAAAGACAAGCGTCGAGTAATGAACGAATTACTTGAAACTGTTAAAACAAGTGATTTGAAAAAGCAGTTTAACAAATATCTACCAGCAGTTTTAAATGAATCAGCGTCAGCTGAATCAAATAAAACAATTGTTACTGAATCAGTAACAGAGGTAACTGGTAACAGAGAAACACCTGCTGAGCCAAGCTCAGAAGCTGGTGAAATTGTTGAACTTAAAAAACTAGCAGGTCTAGGAGTTAAGTAAAATGACTGATAAAGTAATCACAGACAAATGGGCTGATACTAAGAAAGCATTGACAGAAGGTCTTGAAGGCCAAAAGAAAAGATCAATGGAAACAGTTCTAGAAAATACTAAAACATACTTGGCAGAGGCGGCAGGACAAGGTGCTACAGGCGCCGGTAACGTTGCGGCTTTAAATAAAGTTGTATTGCCAATTATTAGACGTGTGATGCCGACTGTTATCGCTAACGAAATCGTTGGTGTACAGCCGATGACTGGTCCAGTTGGACAAATTCACACACTAAGAGTTAGATATGCAGATTCAACTGCAGGTGTAACAGCAGGTTCGGAAGCATTATCTCCGTTTGAGATTGCAAGATCTTATTCAGGTACTGGAACAGCAGACACAGGTGGCCAAGGTTTAGCTGGCATGGCTGGCTCAACTACAAGCACACTTGAAGGTACAGGTGGTAACAAGATGTCAATTCAAATCTTGAAACAAACTGTTGAAGCTAAAACAAGAAAACTTTCTGCAAGATGGACGTTTGAATCGGCACAGGACGCAAGTGCTATGCATGGTTTAGATGTTGAAGCAGAAGTTATGGCGGCTTTAGCACAAGAAATTACCGCTGAAATTGATCAAGAAGTTTTAAATTCATTAGACGCATTAGCGGCACCAGGTGGTACTGCAGATGCAACTTATGACCAAACTGCAACAACTGGTACTCCGACTTTCGTTGGGGACAGACACGCGGCTTTGGCGGTATTGATCAACCAACAAGCTAACTTAATTGCACAAAAAACAAGACGTGGTGCGGCAAACTGGGCAGTAGTAAGTCCACACGCACTTACAGTTCTACAAAGTGCAACAACTTCAGCGTTCGCAAGAACAACTGAAGGTACGTTCGAAGCAACAACTAACACTAAATTCGTTGTTACACTTAATGGAGCAATGAGAGTTTATGTTAACTCTTATGCAACTACTTCAGCAAGAATCCTTATTGGATATAAAGGTGCTGGTGAAGTTGATGCGGCGGCTTTTTATTGTCCGTATATTCCTTTAATGTCTTCAGGCGTTATTGTTGATCCAAGTTCATTTGAACCAGTAGTGAGCTTTATGACTA